GGCTTCGGTTCCAGCGACATGGTGCCGAATTGTGCCTATGAGCACTCGATATATGAGACCGGCTACCGCTACCGTGATCGCGCCATAGGGCATCCTGGAGATGGCGACACCTTGTCCTACTCTATCGGTTCGACACTGGTACAATCCGCCGGACCCGTTTGGAATGTCTTATTGCGCTACATGGAAATCAATAGAGTAGGTACGCCGAGTTCTCGTCACACGCTGACGCCAACTCCGCAAGAACTGTATGACTGGGAACATACTAAACCTTCTGAAGAAAAAGCCACCTCAATTATTAACTCTTTTCTTGCTGGGATAAATACATCTAAGGCAGACACGGCTTCAGAAAGCACTGGAGGCTCCGGTATGATGAGCACTGTAAACACGGGAGGAGGAGCAACAGCCTCTACTGACTCATCAGGGTCAGCAGCTTCCGGTATAAGTGCTGGAGGAGGTACTGGAGGTGCTGGAACAGGTACTGGAGATGCTGCTGGTGGAGCAGGTACAGGAACATCTGGAGGTGCTACTGGTGAAGGAACTGGAGAAGGCACAGGCACAGGAACTGGATCTGGTAGCGGTAGTGGTTCAGGTACTGGCACTGGTACTGGTGACGGCTCTGGCAGCGGTGCAGGGGCAGGTGCTGGGACAGGCAGTGGTATGTTTGGAGGTGCAGGCTCAGGAGGAGGAGCAGGACAGTCATCAGTAACTGACTTAGTGTTTAGTGACTACATGAATAAATATCAAGCACCAGAGTTACTAAAGCGTGTGTTGCCGTTACAAGGTTATCAAGCACCACAAGGTTTATTTAGAGGAATAATTTAATGGCTACAACGTATCTAAATTTAATGAACGGTGTACTGAGAAGGCTTAGAGAAGAAGAAGTAGCTGATGTTACTGAAACAGCTTACTCTAAAATGGTAGGGGACTACATCAATGACGCTAAGAGTTTAGTACAGGACTCACATGCTTGGTCTACCTTACGCAAAACTATAGTTGTACCTACAGTAGCAGATACTACAGAATATAGCTTGACAGGAGCAGGAGAACGTGTTAAACTATACAGTGCCATTAACGACACCTCTAACTTCTTTATGCACTATGAGTCTCCTAACTGGTTTAACAATGCTTACTACATCTCAGGGGAAGTCACAGGCACTCCAGACTCCTACACGTTTAGTGGTGTAGATTCTAATGACGATACTAAAGTAAGAGTATACCCTAAGCCATCCGGTGTGTTCTCACTACGCTTTGATGTGTGCTCTAGAGAACCTGATTTAGCTGTTGATTCAGACACTACTGTACTACCGGCTATGGCTATTATACACAACGCTGTAGCTTTGCTTGCTAGAGAGCGTGGTGAGACAGGTGGTACTACTACACAAGATTATTTTATTATTGCTGACAAACATCTTAGTGATGCGATTGCACAGGACGCATATAAGAACCCTGAAGAATTTATCTACACGGTACAATAATGGCACAGCAAAGAGAAAACATATACATTGGTGCTCCAGGATTTAGAGGTATCAATACTCAAGATGCTCCTGTAGGTCAGGATGCTTCTTATGCTTCTATAGCAGAGAATGCAGTCATTGACAGCTTTGGGCGCATAGGTGCTAGAAAAGGTATCAATCTTTTAACTAGCAGTGCTACTCCTTTAGGGTCTAGTGTTGGCGTAGAGAACCTATTCCAGTATGTAGATTACAGTGGCACAACTGTAGTGTTCTCTACTGGTAACAATAAGATATTTACAGGCACCTCTAGCCTTACAGACATAACTCCAAGTGGCTATACAGTATCAGCTAACAATTGGAAGATTATAAACTTTGCTAACCATGCGTACTTTTGGCAGTCAGCGCATGAGCCTCTGATATATACAGATGAGTCTGGCTCCGGTGTACTAGCAGCTATGAGTGACCACAGTCATGCTACAGGTACACCACCAGAGGCTAATGAAGCTCTAGCGGCTTTTGGTAGGATTTGGGCTGCTGACGTTGTAAACAATAAACATACTGTCTATTGGTCTGATAGTCTTAATGGTCATGCGTGGACAGGGGGCAGCACAGGTAGCTTAGACGTTACATCTGTATGGCCTACAGGACATGATGAGATTACTGCACTAGCAGAGTTTAATGACCTATTGGTTATCTTTGGTAAGCGTAGCATACTACTGTACTCCGGTGCTTCCTCACCTTCTAATATGACGCTACAGGACACTATTACAAACATAGGCTGTGTAGCTAGAGACAGCGTACAGTCTACAGGCTCAGACTTGTTTTTCTTATCTAGCTCTGGTGTCCGTAGTTTAGGTAGAGTTATACAAGAGAAATCTAACCCTATTGGAGATGTCTCTAGGAGCATTAGAGATGAACTTGTTTATAACACTACTCTTGAAACAGGTAACATTAAATCTGTATACAGCGTAGAGAATGCTTTTTATCTTTTAATCTTCCCTGTAACCGCTAAGATTGTTTACTGCTTTGATGTAAGAAGTAAGCTAGAGGACGGAAGTAACAGAGTTACAACATGGCCTACTACTGGTATCTTAACGGCTGCTAGAGATGACGTTGGAGGAGAACTATACTTTGGAGGTGTATCCGGTGTATCTAGATACTTTGGATATTTAGACAACACTAGCACTTACATAATGAAGTACTACACTCAGCCTCTAGCCTTTGGTGATCCTTCCAGAGTAAAGATGCTTAAAGAAATTAATTTAACTCTTATAGGTGGGTCAGGTAGTCAGCTAGTAGCTAACTGGGCTTATGACTATACAGAAGGTTACAGTAAGCAAGCGTTTACTGTAGCCACAAGTTTGATAGCTGAGTATGGAGTAGCGGAGTATAACGTAGCGGCTTCAGAGTACAGTGCAACTATTGTTATTGATGTTGCAAAGCTAAAAGCTAGAGGATCAGGTAAGGTAGCTACTATTGGTATAGACGCTACAATAGACGGCAGAGCATTGTCCATACAAGAACTAAATACAGAAGCTATTATAGGTAGACTAATTTAATGAGTAATTATACAAAAACAACTAACTTTGCAGCTAAAGATTCGTTACCTTCAGGCAATGCTGGAAAGATTGTAAAAGGCACTGAGATAGATGCAGAGTTTAATAACATTGCAACTGCATCAGCAACTAAAGCAGACATTAACGATGTAACATTAACAGGCACTACTACTTTTGGTTCCTTGAATGACGGCACCATTACTATTACAGGCTGGGTAGATGAAGACAATATGTCCTCTAACAGTGCTGTGCTTGTGCCTACACAACAGTCCGTTAAAGCCTATGTAGACTCAACTACAACAGCACAGGACTTAGATGTTACTGATGGTTCTGCTAGTATTGACATTGACTTGGACTCTGAGTCTCTAGGTATCTTGGGTGGCACTGGTGTTACCTCTACTGCCTCTGGTACTGGTGTTACTCTAGCCATTGACAGCACTGTAGCTACTCTTACAGGTACACAGACACTTACGAACAAGACGCTTACTACTCCTACTATCCTTACATCATTTACTATAGGTTCCGCTACAATTAGTGAAGCAGAACTAGAGATACTGGACGGTGCTACAGTTACTACAGCAGAGTTAAATGTACTTGATGGTATTACTTCTACTACAGCAGAACTGAACATTCTGGATGGTGTCACAAGTACAGCGGCAGAGTTAAACATATTAGATGGCGTTACTTCTACTACAGCAGAACTGAACATTTTAGATGGAGTTACCTCCTCTGCTACGGAACTAAATATCCTAGACGGTGTTACGTCAACTACAGCGGAATTAAACATTCTTGATGGAGTCACCAGTACTGCTGCTGAGTTAAACATCTTGGATGGTGTCACTAGCACTACTGCTGAACTAAACATTCTTGACGGTGTAACCTCTACTGCAACTGAGTTAAATCTTTTAGATGGAGTCACAGCAACTACAGCAGAACTTAATTACACAGACGGTGTAACTTCAGCTATACAGACTCAATTAGACAGTAAAATTAGTGGCGCACACTATGATATTAAAACCTTTGGTTTTTTTGCGAGGTAGACAGAACGTGGTCAAATTTATTTATATTCTTAAAATCATTCGAGTTGTTGCAGGTATAACTTTGTTTCTTGTGGGCACTAATTTCGAAACATCGGCAACGACACTTACCGTATACACGACAATGAATTCTGCTAACTTTGAGAGG